GCATTCAAACCAGGTTCTAACTCTTTTACGAGTTGTGCTCTTGATATAGCCATAGTTTATTTCTCCTTATTCGCTATTAGTTGTACAAGTGTGAAGCCGAACCAATTACAACAACGACATCGCTGCCAGCTGCCGTGTAATCGTTTTGACCCGGGATATTAGCACCTCTTACCAATGTAAACATTGAAGTTGCTGCTACTGTTGCAATAGAAAGTCTTTCGTCAGACATTCCACTGATACCAGTTGCTCCGTTATCACCTGTGTTATAGTTAAGACCAACATCATTTTGTTGCCAAGCTGCGTTTGCTCTCATGTTGAATTCCTGATTAGGGTTATCCAATACAAAAGCAGTTCCGTCACTTGAACCTGTGTTGTAGTCTGCCGCAAAGTTTGTTCCACTCGTTACTGAGTTTGCAAACGTTGGCTTTGATGTTCCTGCATCTATGTAGAAAGCACCATTAAAGACACCTAATAATAGAGGGTCAGCACTATTTTGCCAACCAGCTCCACCACTATTGTCATCATCTGTTGAATCGTAGGTTGCATCTTGAATATAACCTTTTTCAGCTGACTGAGTTCCTGCATTTAGAGAAACCGGATCACCTTTAAAGATAGTATTGAAAGCTGCGCCTGCGTAATCATATAGCTTATATTCAGATTGACCAGATGTTGCAGGTGTTGAACCTACAGTCATCACGGCTCTACATCCGTATCCAGCTGTACTATTATTTGACATATTGTTATTTCCTTTACTAATGTACCTGCCCCGAAGGGCCTCCAGTACGGTTTAATTTATTTTGTTGGACCTAGAAATTACTAAAAGATTATTTCTTTGAACCACCAAAAGTTACACGAGTTTGCCTATCAGCGTTGATTGGCATACTAGGGTGCTGATCCTTAAGAACGTCGTTATTTACTGCTTCATCTCGTTCTTTAGTTTGCTTTTGATAATAAGCTTCACGAGATAGCGCGATTTCTTCGGGTATCCTAGCCAGCACTAGGCCTCCTACTCCGATAACACCAGAATATTTTCCTGTATTCATAGTTGGAAAGTTTTGCTCAGGATATTCGTCAGATCTAACTAACTCCCATCCTTCTCTAAGTTTACCCGCTACATTTTTTGTATCGTCCATACCTAAAGTTTCAACTCTAATCCATCTATGCCTGAATCCATCAGGTGCAGGTGGTGCATCAAGTGATGAGGGTGGAGCCCAAGTTACAGGTTTTTTAGTCTTGTCTCTTGTTTCGCTCGCACGTGAGGTTTTTATCTTTTCATTTTCCATATGCTTATTTTCCTTCCGTGATATTTAATTGTTTCGCATACTCTTCGAGTGGCACGCCTATTCTTTTAGCAATTGCTACCTGTGATGGCGAGAGTTTCACAGTTTTTCTGCGTCCTGTTGCGGCTGGACGGTTTGCCGAAGCTACAGCTTGAGCAGGTCTTGCTCTTTTTGTAGTATTGTCCTCTACTCTATCAAACTTATGTGGGAATTCAAGTCTTATTCTTGAATCAACTTCATCATAATATTCGTCAGACTTAGGATCAAATCCTTCTTCTTCTACAAGTTTTTTATGTATATCAAAAGCCGTATAAGTCATTGCAGAATCGTTACCAAACCAACTATTTTTAGATGCCCATTGTTCAGCTCTAGGGTCAGATGGTTGTTGTGGTTGAGGTTGTCTTTGTTGTTGAGGATTAATGTTTACTTGTTTTTGAGTAGGAGCAGCATCTGCTTCAGCAACTTTTAAAGCATTTAATCTAGCTTCATCCATTGTAATAGATGCTAATTGCTGTTGTGCAGCAATTTGTGCTTCAACATCCTGTGATTCAATTGCATTTTTAAGAGCTAGTTTAGCCGCTGCCATACTAGTCGTAACTCTGTTTTCAAATTCACTAACATAAGATTTATCTAATTTAGATAACCTATTTTCTGCATTTTGTTTTTGTTGAGTAACTGATTGAGCATATTGGACAGCTTCTTCTCTCTGTCTTTCTGCTTCTCTCATTTTACGAGTTAGTTTAGCAATACGTTTTTGAACGCCTTCACTATATTCTTTTAACTCATCAGGTTCCTGTTTTTTATCTTCAACTTTTATTTCTCTTTCGTTTTCAAAAGTTTTATCTTCAGGTATCTGTTCTACTTCAATCTCTTCTTTTACTTCCTCTTGTTTGACCGCTTCTCCTTTATCATCTAAATCAATTTCAGCGCCGGTTGTTTCACCTACGTCAATTAATTCTTCTGATGCTTTTATATCTTCTGGCATAGTTTCCCCTATGTTGTTAAATTAAATGAAGAACTGATTCAGGATCTTTAATAGTTCCTAACACTTCATCATCGTTAAGTAATCGCACTTCTCCACCTTCAATCGGTAATCTTGAACCCGCATAACGAGCAAAAATAACCCAATCTCCTTTTTTACACCAAGGCTCACCAAATTTATCTTTATCCTTGTATGCTAAATCTCCCATTTTTAAAACATAACCACATGTTGTAGCTATTCGTGCTTTATCTAAAGTTTCTTGAGAAAATAATATTCCACCTTTTGTTTTATTTTTTGGTGTAAAAGGTAAAACTAAAAGTCTGTAACCAGAAGGTTCTGGTAATTCATCAACTGTATCTCCAATATTATCTGGTGATAAAGGTTCTGGTTCTGGGGGTAATTCTTTTTTTTCTTTTTCATATTTATCTTGAAGGCCAAGTTTAATTTTTGGTATTTCCTTGTCCGATGTCGATAACGTTTCCTTGCTCATCTTTTTGCTCCTTTGGTTTTAGCAGGTTAGAGATATCCTGTAATGTTAATTGTATGGCATGTGCCTGTCCTATTAAATACTTATATTTTTCCATATTGTCAACCCCACCGCCAAGAATAGAATCTCCAATTTGTTGTAATCTTTCTTTTAATGATCTTTGTATTTTTACTACTATTTGTATATCGTCCATTACTCTTCTCCTTGTTGTTCTCGAAAATCTTCTAGCACTTTAAGTTTTTCTTCAGCTGCTGCAATTTTTTCGAATTGTTTATCTACTTCATCAATGTGTTGTGGGTGTTCCCCAATACCTACTGAATTTTCTAAATATATTTTAACTGTAGCATCTGCTTCAGCTATTTGAGCTTCATATCTTGCGGCTAATGCTGTTAAGATTGCATCTTTCATTAACACTTCCACCTACGTCTTGCTTGTCTTATTCTTGAGTTAGGATCATTTCTAGTTTTAGCTGATGAGTTTCTTAATTGCCCAGCTGATCTAGCACAATATGATTTTCTACGTTTTGCAGCAGCTGAACCTTTTTTAACTTTACCTGTTACGGCAGTTTTTAATTTAGATCCAGGATTAGCTGCTCTGTATGCTTTAACACCTTTAGAAGTCATTCCAGCACCAGATTTTGTAGACCTATAATTTGCACCCTTACCTGTAGTGGTTTTTCTTATAGGATTTTCAGCCATTACTTTTTACTAATTATTTTTTTTAATACCTTAGCTTGACCTGCATGTAACTTAGAGGCTTTTTTTAAACCTTTAATTACTTTTTTTACTTTACCTTTTTTAGATTTGTTCATTACGATTTCTTTTTAGGTTTTTTAGCAGTCTTTGCTGATCTTACAAAGTTTGCTTTTGTAGGAGCACCTTTTGCTCCTGGTCTTCTCATTTTTTCACCACTACCCGCAGCAATACGCTTACGTTTAGCATGAATATTTGCGTAAAGTCCTTTAGCTTTTGCCATTTAATATTTCTCCGCAGTCACTACATAAAATAAATGTTTTAGTAGATCTTTGTTTGTTAATACACTTACATCTTTTGCCAAAAATTTTATCTATTATATTTTGCCAAAATTTTTTCATTATTTTACTGAGCCGCCTTTTTTCATAAAGCCCATTTTATTTCTAACTTTTTTTGGTAGTTTTCCTAATGATTTTTTTTTTGCTTTTGGTACTGCTTTTAAAGTTTTACCACCTGCTTTATACATAGGTCTATCCATCATTCCGCCACCCATCATTTTTTTTCTCATTATTTTTTTCCTCCGTTTTGTTTAAATATTTGTGTTCCCTTTATACCATAAATACTCGCCACGACAAGGATCCATAAATTTGTGAACCATTTTGGGAGCTCAGAGAACATGTCAAAGAACAGTTTTACCTTGTCCATCGCTGTTGGATCATCCGATACGACTGCCCAAGCCAAAATTCCTATGGGCAAACTTAAAATTATCAAAACCGCCTCGTCCTTCCAGTCCGATTGTCTAGCCTCAAGTAGTTTTCCCTGGTAAGCTTCTTTTCCTTCGGCCATACGAGATGCGTGCATAAGCTGTGCATCTGACATAGCTATCTTCGTCTTTTGTTTGTTAGCGTAAATCTTACTTCCAGCAGATACGGCTAATTTAATTGCCGAAAACCACATGGATTAGTACCACTTAGCCTTAACAGGTTTTTTATCAGCTCTCATTCTTTTAGTTCCTCTAACATCTACTGTTTGAGTCTCTAAAGCATTAGTAGCTTCAATAGTTTTTCCGCCTGTTGGATAACCATCTGGACCACATCCAAGTTCTTTTTCGATCTTGACGTCGTCATTCATAAAAGTTGATCCTTTTTGCCAATCTTTAGTCATAATATTTTCTCCTTGATGATATTATAGTTAATTTTTCTTAAAATTTCTACCAAAATCGAATTTTTTACTTTCAATAGACATTGCTTGTTTTTCTAAACTAGTATCTGCACGTAATTCTGCTAATTCTTCGTTTTGTTCAAGTTTTTCGTTGTGATGAGTGTCATTCATCATAGCTTTCATCTTATCTACATTAATTCTAGCTTCATTAAAAGAATTTCTTTCTTGATCTGCTTTAGCTTTGATGTCTAATTCTCTAGATTTTAGTTTAATTAGTGGATCTCCACCTGCTTCACTACTAATTTTATCTTCTTCCTTAGCATAATCAGCAGTTAGCTCTGCAATCAAAATAGCTTTTCTTGCTTCTATTTGATTTGTTAATTGTTGGATACGTTGTTGCATCTGCATTGCATTGGGATCTTGCATAGCTGCAGGATTTTGCATCAATGGTTGTAGCTGTTGTTGTATTTGTTGCATTTCTTGTAACTCTTCAACAAATTCTATTTGAACTTGTTCTTGTGCCATTAAAGAAATGTGTTCTAAAATATTTTTTTGTAACGCGGCCATTGCCATAGGGTTATTTTGAATAATAGAGATAGACATAAAACTTAAATGGGCATCTATGTGAGCCTTGTGATCTTGTCCACCAAATGCTTGAAAAGGTTTTGCAGACATAGCTGTAATATGTTCTAAACTTGGGTCCATTGGAATAGGTTTTGCCGGTGGTGGTAAAATAGAATTTACGTCTTTTACTCCTAACGCATCATACATTGATCTATATGCTTGATATAGATTATGTAATTGAGGATTTGATTGCGCTAGTTGTAATTGACTTTGTGCTAAAGAGATTCTTTGAGTTTGAGAAAATATATTAGGATCCGCTACAGGTAATATATCTATTTTATCATCAAAGTCTGCTACTTTAACTTGTCTTGCAGCACCAGGTACATCGTAAGGATATACAGGTGGTAAGTAAGTTTTAAATACTTGTGCTAATAATCTAAATTCTGATTTCATTGCAACATATAATCTTTTGTGAATGGCTGACATAACACGAGAGCCACGTTCTAATAGTGCAACTGTAGTTCCAACTGCTGCTTGTTGGTTTCCATCACCTACTTGCATATCAGCAATAGCCGCAAATCTTTGACCGGCTTGAACAACTGTTCCCATTAATTGTAATAATGTTTGGTCTGGTCCTTTAAATGGTAATTGCATAAATTGATCTCTTATATTTCCACCCGGTACATCTACATCTCTAAATTCTCCAGGTTGTAAAGGTTGTGCATCATCTCTCATTCTAACACCTCTAGTTTTAAAACCAGCAGGTAAGTTAGCTAAAGTTCCAGCATCTAATAATTGTCTAAGTGCAACTGTAGCAGTACGTGACAATCCACCAATCATGTGAATTAAACCTAAACCATAAAAACCTAAACCTGGTAAAAATTTAAAGTGTACAAAATAATCTTGTTTTTTCTTTAACGGATCTTCTGCTTTAAAGTTTCTTCTAATAGATAAAACTTTTCCGTTTGCTTCATCAATAGTTACAATGTAAGGTAATCTAACTCCAGTTGGTTCGCCGTCTTCACCCATGTCTTCATAACCTTCTAAATCTAAATTAACATGCATTTCTAAAATAGTGTACATGTCTTCTGTACCGTTTGATTGAATACCTTCTAATTCTAATTCTTTTTCTTTTAGTTTATCTTCTTGTACAGGCGGCTCACCAAGATCAATATCTTTATAAAAACCATTGACCTGTTGTTTACGTAAATCGTTTTGTGAAATTCTAATAACATGAATAATTGCTTCTGCATCTTCTAGTGATGTTGCAGAATAAGGTACTACTAAATCTTCAGCAGGGATAAATTTTGAAACGGCTCTACCTAATAGATCGTCATAATAAACTTTCTTAAAAGTAGAACCGCTGAGAGGTAGATAGAAAAGCATTTGATCAAACTCTGGTTCGTATTCTTTCATTTGATCCATAATTTGGTAATTCATAAAATCTTTAACACGTTTAGATTGTTCTTCTTTTGGAATATTACTTGCTCCTAAAATTTGAGTTCTAACCGGACCATCTGCTGGTAATAATTCTTTATAAGCTTGTGCTTGAAATTGAGTAACGGCTTCTGCTAATACTGGGTGAGTAACTGAGCTTGCTCCTCTAAAAGGTTCTGTTCTTGTTACATATTTAAATCCTAAAAGATTTAATCCTTCTTTATAACTTTCAACCCATTCTTGTCTTGATTGTTTGTATTGTTCGTATTTGTCCATTAGTTCTGATGCTAATGTATCTGAAGCAGACTCATCCATTACTTCAGCAATATTATCAAAATGACCAACACCTTCTGGTTCTACAGCATTTGGATCAAAAGAAACTTCTGCTCCACCATCTTCTGTCATATCTATTTCAACAGGACCAGCATCAGTATCGATTATTTCTGATTCTTTTACTTGTTCTATTTCTATTTCTTCGCCTAACGGATTAGTATCCGTAGTCGGTAATGATTTGTCTATTTCAGCCATAGGGATATTCTATCTTCCTTTACGTAATGTTTCAACACCTGCTTTACTACTAGCAGTCATTGGGTTATTTGTCAAATTGATGATTCCACCGTCAGCAAATTTTTTCTTTTTAAGAAATTCTTCAAGATTTGTAATACCACCTGTAATACCTTCTACTGGCTCTCTACCCGTAGGGCCATATATTTCTTCAGATTCAAATAATTCCGATACAGTTTTGCCTTTAGTAGTTTCATCCATTGTATTTACTTTTTCTATCATTGATTTTGTACCTGAGTCGGCTTCAAATAATACAGTTGCATTACCTGTGCCTTGATCTATTTCTACAACTATATCTGCTCGATCAGGATGTTTAAAAGTAGAGATTCTATCTGCTTCACCAACTTGTGTACCTTCATCCATAACTTTTTTAAGAACGCTGTTAAAAAAATCCATACCCATACTTGCAGTTTCAGCAATACCTTCACGCACGGGAGCAGACTTAAATACATTTAAGTATTTTGCTAATGCTGGTGTTGCAGCTAATACGCCAAGCGCTTTTATAAAACTTCGTCTATTCATTAATCGTTAAATAAGTTGTATATCATACCTTCTTCGTTTTGATAATTTTTATATGCATCATAGGCAGCCAATCCACCTGTCAATGCAAGTCCTGGTAACCCTAAAAATCTACTAGCTCCTGCAATTACTCTTGGACTCATTCCTAATCTTAAAACTTTACTAGTCAATCCTGGTTTTGCTTTACCAACATTAGATAGATCTGTGTAATTTTTAAAATAATTTCCTATACCACCTGGTGCATCTCTAATTACACCTGCACCTCTAGATAAAGGTTCCATAAACGCAAGTGATGCAGCTGGTCCTAGTGGATCTGTTAATATATCCGAAAAACTATCTCCTTGTTCTAATCTTTCTTTGCCATATAAAGTTTCAAACCCCAATCCTATTGCCGGCGTTCCTAAAGTCGTAAGAATAGGTTTAAGTGCACCACCTATTCCAATAGCCGATCTAATTCTACCTTTACCACCTGGTAATGGTCCGGTGTCACCAACTCCTCTACGCATTCTGTAAGATCTAGGAACTTCATTAGCTGATAGAGCAACAGATGTACCGGCGACCGCGGTTAGGGGGTTTTCTTGTCCCCATTGTAGTAATGCGTTTTGATCTGTCTTGTCTTCTGTTACAGGATTAATAAATGATCCTGTTTCTTTGTTGTATTGAACTGTTTCTGGTTTTTCTATTACTTGTGGTCTTTCTAATTTTTTTGGTTCAATAATATTACCTTGTGCATCTCTTTGTATTTCTGCAGCAGCTACAGGAGTTCCTGTTAATAAAGGTAATGCTTCGTATCCTAAATAAGCAGCAAGTGGCAATGCGAAAACTCTTGGGTTTCCAAGTTTTAAAGCTTTTTGAAGTAAATTTTTCATAACGTCAGGACTTTTTGAAATTTCTGCAGCTTCGTAAATAGTTTTAACATCTCTAGGAATTTTAAATGAATAGTTAAAATTATTATAAGTTTCTGTAAGTAAATTACTTACATTATTTGGAAGATCATTAAATCTTGATACGCTTTTTATTGGCTCATCAAAAGATAGTTCAAAAGCCCTTACTGGTAGATTTCCTGAATATCCTTTGTTAGCTTGTCTAACAAAATTTCTAACAACTTGGTTGTAATTATTTTTAATGATATTTCTTTTTTCTTCATAGTTGGGATCTAAAGCATTTAATTCTTGTAATTTTGATTCTGCAATTTCAACTGCACGATCAACTGCTTTTTTAGTTTTAGAATTAATTTTACTATCTATTCCCTGAACAAAAACACTATATCCAGGAGTTCCCTGTTTTGCACCTGATGCAACATTTTTAATTTCATCTACTTCAAATTTTGTTTTTGCTTTAATTTTAGGAATTGATTTACTAATTTTTGATCTCATTGTTTGCATAAAAGAAGGTGTTTCTTTTAAAGCTTTAGAAATTTCTTTTTCATATAAATCTCTTTTAAATTTTGAACCAAAATCTGTAAAGATAGATGATTGAACTATGTCATTTATTCTTTTTATTCCTTGCATAAAAAGACGATCATTAGATTTTAAATTTAAGTAATCACTTTTACCTACATAGGCACTGGCTAATTCTTGAATTCTTCTTGCTCCCGCAGAATGACCTATACCACCTAATTTTTTCCCTACATATTTTGAAACTCTTGCAACTGCTTTATTACTAAAATCATTTTTTTTTATAAATTGTTTTACAACTGGATCTTTATCAATAATTTCTAATTGATTTAATATTTCATCTTGTTTAAGTTTTGTAGCTTTTGCAAAATTTTTTTTTTGAGCTTGGGATTTTAAAGATGTGTCTCCTTTACTTAACGAATTAATTGTTTTAATTTCATTAGCATTTACTGCAGATTTTAAATTAAGATTTTCAAATAAATTAAATGTTTGTGGTGTAAGTGATTTAGTTGTTTCAGGTTTTCCTCCTAATAAATATTTTCTAAAATTATTCGCGGTAGAATTTAAACCAACTGTTTTTTTCCAATTGTCTGCAGTAGGATTTTTTTTCCATTTTAATAATTTTTTATAAAATTCTTCTATAGGTGTAATAGCATTAGCTATACTAGTTACTCTCATACCTTTAGGTAATTTTACTTTTTTATCCCCTAATTGTACTTCTAATACTCTGTTATCTAATTTTTTTGCAAAATTAGCATCGGTAGCGATGGCTCCTCTTTGGTTTGCGGTCATCTCTGACCATTTTTTAGTTTTAAGATATCCTTGCTCAAATTTTTTATCTATGGATTTTTTATATTTTTTATAAGCTTCTTCATCTGTAAATGGACTTTCACCTAAACCACTTCCTACTTTTCTTCCAGTAGCCATAGGAGGATATTCTTTGTTTAATGATATAATATCTTTTTGAGCCTGTGAGTAAGATCTTGTTACTGGTTTTTGAAAATATTTTTTACTACCATCAGGTTGTAATCTAGTAACTCTAGCACGATATACTAGTTCACCGCTAGGATTTCTTAAAGTTTCTATCACTATCCCCTCCTAGTGAACATCGAAGCAATGCCGCCGTCTCTATATCTTACTCTACCACCTCTAGCAAAAGGAGAACTATCCCAACCTGAACCAGCATCTCCTCTATTAGCTGCTGCGCCACCACCTGCATTGTCTCTACCTTCTTGAGTAGATGATGCACCTTGACCTTCATTTAAACTTGCATAAAAAGCTTGTTGATTAGCCATTGCATCTTGGAAAGCCTGATTGGCTGCTTTAGCTTTATCCGCTGCTATTTTATCAGCTGCTATTTTTTCGTTTCTTTTTTTAGTTTCTTCAGCTGCTTTTTTTTCATCTCTTTTTGTTTTTGCGGTTGTAGCAATTTTTTTATTTCTATTAAAGTAATCTGCTAAAGTTCTAAACGATCCAAATGAACCAGGTGCAGCTCTATCAAATCTTGTAGTACCAAAAGTTTCACTTTCAGGATTACTGTCATAAAAATCATTTAAATTAATTGTGTTTAATTTACTGTAATCAATTTTTCCTGTTGGATCGTATCTTTCATAAGTTGGAGACGTAGGATCTCTTTCAAAAACAGATTTTAAACCTTTTGCAGCTAAACCAGTTAAAGACTTATCACCAAATGGTAAAAAGTCTCGTAGTCCACTTATTTTACTTTGTAAACTTTGTAAAATACCTTCAGGTTGTACATTATTTGGAGCTATAGAATTTTCATTTTCATAAAAATTATTATTTATATTATTTGGAACTATAGAATTTTCATTTTCATAAAAATTATTATTTATATTATTTGGAACTATAGAATTTTCATTTTCATAAAAATTATTATTTGGAATATTTTCAAAATTATATTTAGGTCCTTTTCCTTCTATTAATTGTTGAAGCAAAGGGTCAAAAGGTTCTCGATCACCATTTCCTTGATTTTGAGGTAAATATGGATTTATAATACTTTGTAGACCATATTCAGGTTGAGTTTGTACTGGTTCTGGATCATCAGAAGTAGGAGGAACATATACATCATTTCCTGTTGGAAATCCTCTAGGTTTTACTAAATTAACATAATAAGGATCAGAAGTTATTAAATCTTTTATAGCCATTATACTAATCCTCCATATCTAAATCTTGTTTTAGTTGGAGTACTGATATCCATAAATTCGTTAAAATAATTTTCCCAAAATTTCATATCATAACCGATGTTTTCTATTTCTAAATCTTGTTTCATAGCCGCGATCCACGCTTCGGGGTCATTAGGGTTTCTTCGCGCAACGTCGTTAGCATTTCTTAAAAGACTCATAGCTGTTTCTTCGTCGACACCTAAACCTTCAAGATCATCAGCGATTGCATTTCTTGCTCTTGTACCCTCTCCATTCATTAAGTCTCCATAAGAATCATAACCTTGAAATTCTTCTTTAAAAAATTTAGGACCTTTAGTATTTTTAAGTTCTGTAAACTCATCGAAAAATTCTTCCTTAACAACAGTGTCTGCGCCCATGTTTCTTTTTTGTAGAACTAATTCTGCAGTTTCTTTTTGTTGATCTCCAGGAACTCGTCTTACACCTGCGATATCTATATTAGAGATACCTTCACCTCTCATGTTTTTAATAAACTCAGCCGCGTTAGATCTGTCTATAGAATTTTTTACACGACTTCTATCCATCGGTAGATCTTGTGCATTGATATCTTCCATATAAACTGGAGCTTTAATTTTTGAACCATCTTTGTTGTAGCCATAAAATCTTTTATCTAAAGAACCTAAACCTAACTTTTCGTTTACAGTTGTCGTAGGCATAGTTTGAGGAGTTTGCATTGCTTCTATCTCACCAAAAGTTTCTTGTCCTGTTAATTTTTTACCAACTTTTTCTGAAATTTTATCTGTAAAAGGTGTATCAGTATCTGTTAGACCTTTCATATAATTAGGATCAAAGCCTTCTGCAGTTTCATCTATTGCATCAAAAGCTCTTGATTTTTTTACAACATCTCCAGCACGCAGGCCAAAGCCTCTTGGTAAGTCTGTTACAACATCTCCAGCATCATCTTGCAGTCCTTGGAAGTCTCCAAAGATATCACCTACTACATTGCTTGGTGCAAATTCTGAAAATTCTTTATTGATTGTAAATCGTTCTGCTGGAGAAATAGTTGTAGCTCCAGTTGTATTTAAATATTCTGTTACAACATCTGCAACTTTTGTTGCACCTGATTTAATACCATCTCTCGATTTTACTAATATTTGTAATAATGCTTTAGTCGCCATTAATAATAAGTCCTGTTGTGTGGTATTGAAACTTCGTCTTTTTCATCTTCAGGGTGATTCACAAATCCTCCCTGTCGGAATCTCATTACCGCTTGTGTCATACTATCCACCAAATCATCATGATCTCCATAAGGAAATGATGCACACTCTTCTATAACCTCTTCTGCGAACTTTTCGTCCGGCGCCCAAATTTGGCCACTCTCAAAGAGAGGGGACACAGCGTTAACTCTAGCATGTTTATCATTACCTTTGCTAGGAGTGTAATTTATAACAGGTATCCCCATTTTACGCAACTCATAAGTTAAAGGTAATCCAGATGCTTTTGCCTCCACGATCACCGATTCGGGTTTCCAATAATCATATTGTTCTTTAGCAAGTTTACGTAGTTCTGGAAATTCTAGTCTTTCTTTTACTGCATCGAGTAAAATTAAGTTTGCAGCGCTGTCATCGGATTCATGAAATACACCCCAGGTAGTGATCGCAGAATAGTCGGCAGTTTCTTTTTTAAGGAACGCTGTATCATAAGATTGTATGACATGTTCTAGTTTTGGAATATAATCTCTATCCCACTTACGCCACCATTCTCTTTTAATCAATGATCCTTCTTCAGAGGTTGGATTTTGCATCCACTGCGCGTTCCACTTACCTACACTCAAACTGGCTTTAACAGATTCTAATTCTTCTAGTTTCCAATACTCAGGCCATACGGGTTTATTGCTTGGTAGGATTGCAGGAAATTCTATAATCTCCCACTGGTCAGATTTTAAACCTTTTTGACTTTTTAATAACATTCCGGTTAGATCTTTCATATTCCATCTAGTCATTACAACTACAATAGTTCCACCAGGTTGAAGACGTTGACGAGGACCAGACGTGTACCATTCATAAGCTCTTTCCATACTACTCATATTAAGTGCATCTTGCTCAGAGTGTGGGTCATCGATGATAAGCAAATCCGCACCACGGCCCGTTATCGCCGAGCCGACACCCGCTGCATAATATTCACCGCCTTGTTCAGTTTCCCATTTACCAGCCGCTTGACTGTCCTCTCTAAGTCGGGTCGAGAATACTTGTTTATATTCTTCACTATCCATTAATGTTTTAGCTTTACGACCAAATCTTATTGCAAGTTCTGTGGTGTGCGTGGATTGGATAATTTTTAAATTAGGTCTGCGGCCCACCATCCATGCAGGAAGAAGAAAAGATGCAAACTCAGATTTAGTATGCCTAGGTGGCATATTTATAATTAGTCTTTTAATTTTTTTATTTGCAATGTCGTTAAATTTTTCTGCAATTTCTTTGTGGTGTTTACCTTCTATAAATTCAGGCCAAACGTGTTTTACAAAAGTTAAGAAATCATCGTGGACTTTTGATTTAGTTTTTTTTTCAGAAAGTTTTAAAGCAAGTTTTAAAAACTGTTTCTTAACATCAGGGGGTAATCTGTTTAGCTTATCTTGATCCATAAAAAATTTTGTAATATTTTTTTGACACCTATTTTATTCTCATTTGGTTTTTATAGCATGTATACGTCTAAATCCAACCCTAAAGAGATATTTTCTGGGACCCCTTTTTATAGGGGTGGGTGGGCCCATAGTTCACGAGCAAATTACAACTTTGGGTTGGTACCTCTATTAAGTGTGGATTGTATGGGCTACGCTGTAAGCGTAGCCCTGTTGGA